ACAACATTCACAATCTCTACGGGCCTGTTGACAATGGGTGTACCCGTAAGTCCAATAACGTGGTTGGCGTGCTTAGCGATTGTTTTTGCTGCCTTAGTTCGCTTGGATTTACTGTTCTTTGTATAGTGAACTTCATCTAAAATAAATACCTCAAGATTACGGCTTGTTAAGTCATCTACCCAATCTTTAAGAATGCTATAATTGATTATCAGAATACTGCCTCTCGTTTTATATGGAGTAGTACCATTGAGGACTTCTACGTTGGAATCAGGTATCCACGCCTCAGCCTCCTTCTTCCAATTTAATTTGAGTGACGCAGGACATACAATCACAGCAGGACGTTTGTCTGTGTGCAGTTGTAGGTAGGCGAGGGCTTGGACAGTTTTACCCAATCCCATTTCATCCCCCACTAAGGCATTCCCGTTTTTAGCGTCAATAAATGATACGCCCTCAGCTTGGAAAGGAAATAGTGTACCCTTTAGTCCAGGCACGTCTATATCATTGGCATCAAATTCCTCAATGTTTACTTTGTTTTCGTTAAGGAATGTGAGCAATGATTTGTCTATCTCAAAATCCAGAAGCTCTAATTTTTCAACGGCTTCAACTGATATGGGAGCCGTCCAATATTTATTGGCGCCTTCACTGTGATACTTTCTGCCTGGAATAGTTTTTATTTGATTAATCACATTACGGTCAAAAGGAAACGTCATTTTAATTCCTCTATCCCCTGATTTTTCAAATGTTATCTCCTTCGCTTCTCTATTAGAAGGTTTATCCGTTCGGTCCTCCACAAGCATTTTGTGGTCCATGGGAGGCTTAACAGTTTCTTCAGTTTCGTGAGTTTCATAGATGACGGAGCGTGGTAGCCAGGAATCAATTTTGATACGTTCCTGGACAACTTTGGTCAGTCGTTCTACGTTTTCTTTTGTGTACCCTCCGACTTCATCCCAATCCCAATAATGCTTGCCGCATTCTGGGCCTACACCAAGTTCTACTGATACGGGGTGTGTTAAGGCCCTGCCACATATGGAACAGGCGTCTTGCTTTTTAGTCTCTGTGGTTCCTCTGCCGAAAAGGTATACGGCTTTATTTGTCTCCCGGAGTTGGGTAGCAACAAAATATACTGGGAGTTTATTCTTACGTGCGAAAGTTGGATTAATGCGGAACAGTTTAGTTTTCATGACAGTCCTCTTTAAGGTTTTATGTCGTTCTGGTAAAAGTAATACCCAACCTCCCGTTCAAAGGAGGAAGGGTTTGGGTTCGGGGTACAAATATTATACCAATTTATACTCTGCTTCCACAAAGTTGTGAAGGTCTTTATATTTGTTGATGTACTCATAAGGCGCTGTTTTTTTAAGCGCATGAGTAGCATGATTATACACGCTCCACAGATTGCTTTCTGCGAATTCTTCATGGTCAGGATTTTTCAGCTGCTCCTTAATAATGTTCAGCTGACTGGATCGAATAATTTCCTGTTCCATAAACCATCGGCCGCAAAGTTCTGCAACCTGAGTGTTGTTAAGAGCAATGTTTTTCATCTGCTCTGCATGGCGGCCAGCTTTGTCTAAAACATCAGACAAGGCCCCTGTTGTGCTTTTAATTCTCTCAGTGAGCTCGTCTGCGACAGAGCCTGTGTGCTTACGTACAAACTGCATCTCTCCAAGGACCATTCCGTTACTACAAATCATTACAGCCGTCCCTGCTACGAATGCGACTGACATGGATTTGTCATAACTGTTACGGAATGCGAAACGGAAGTCAAAAAAATCACTATCGGCACCAATATCAAACATGCCAATTAATTCTTCTCCGTTGTGGTTTGTTTGGAAGTTAGTGTTGGTTATGGAAGTACGTCATTTCTTTGCAGGCCGAATTGCTCCAGCCGAATCACGCTTCCTGTCTAAGACGCCTCACGGCGTTTCGGATATCTAATCCTCATCAGTTAGACTGTAATAAAAGTGGCGGTTATGTTGTACGTCCACCTTCTGCGTACATCCAAATCTTTATAGACAACTTTATAGACAACTTGGACTTGAATAACAGTGGCAGGCCCCACCCTATGTGATGGTCCGTTTTGACAGGCGCTTAAATTTGTATAGTCAAATTCTTCTTCTAAGTCATCAGCGAATACTTCTTCTAACTGATCCATCTTAAAATCAAAAGCAGCCTTTTTAGCGACCTCCGCAAGCGTGTCATAATCAGGAATGTTACGTGTTGTTTCTAATTTCAGTTCGTTGTCTTGATGTAAGAATAGTTTGAGCTTTTCCATTGTGTTCACCTGGTTTGTGTTATATATAAGTAATCTGACTCATCAGTGCCGGACGATAAATTCCGACAGACGCCCCCTGCTCATTCAGGCAGGTGCGTTTCGTCTGGTAAGGTGCGGTTGATGCTGCTATCCGGGCTGGAGGTATTTGAAAATCCGCCTTGGAGGCGAACACGTTCCCAGCGTCCATGAGAAATTTTAAATTTTTTTACCCAGTAGAGGCATCTGAATGTTGTGAGTAGGCGTGGGCTTCTGCGTTGGCAGGCATGTTACTATTTTAAGCCGTGAAAAATTTCACTTTGGCTGTCCCCAGCGTCTCGCTATACCAGCTAACTTGGGGCGCCACCTAAATATTCGCATGGTTTAAACCAGCTTGTTCGGTGCCTATCAGTACGTCAAATAACATTTGTGTCTTCCGTCTGCTTTAAAGATAGCAAGATGACGTTTAAAAAACAACAGTTTCTTTAAAAAAAGTACGTTTCTTTAAAAGTGTAGGTAATTGTTTCTTATAGGGACCCGCGATTAGTACGTTTTCATTTAAAAAATAATTAAGTTTAAATAGTGATCGTACCAATAAACATCTATCTAAAGTAATGAAACGTACAAAGCCCCCACAGAAAACGAAACGTAAGAAACCCGGTCCCAAATCTATGTGTACCCCGGAAGTAATTGAACAGGCATACAAATTCTGCCTCCTAGGCCTTACAAATTGGCAGATGGCTAAGCATTTTGGCGTCAAAGAGGATACAGTAGACGGATGGTATCGTAAGTATCCTGAGTTCCAGGGAGCGGTAGATGAAGGACGTGCCTTTGCGGATAGTAAGGTAGCGGAAATGCTCTTCCAAGTTGCCACAGGACAGTATACCCAACCCGCCGTAAAGTTTTTCAAATCCAGAGTAGTTAAAAAGGAATTTGATGAAGAAGGTAACGTTACAAGTGAAGTGTCATACGATAAAATAATTGAACATGCATACCAGAAACGTTTCGCACCTGATACCAAAGCGATGATAAAATGGTTGAATACAAGACAACGAGAGGAATGGGGCGATACCTGGAAAGTAGAACACGATCACAGACACGCTCATATGTTAGCAGGTGACATGAACATCCATACCGTATTGGAACAGATAACTGATAGCAGTGAATACAGTGATGAGGAATTAGAACTGATAGCTAAGATGGGCCTCAATGAGATGATGGCTGAAGAAGTGCAGGTGGAAGATATATGAAAGAGACATACACTCGGCGCTTAAAACGAACAGTACCTCCTAAGAAAAAGGTCGTCCAATCCCTGTTAAAGAATCCCCTCCTGGCTCAACGTGAGATACATAATAGAAGCTTCTATAAATTTTTACTGTTCATGTGGCCGGTGGTATCAAGTGAACCATTACAGATAAACTGGCACATGAAATATATATGTGAACAGTTACAGGAGTTGGCGGAAACGGTAGCGGCACAGAAAGATATAACAGGCTCCCAAAAGAAAGCGATAGAGGACTTGTTAATTAATGTACCTCCTGGCACGTCCAAGACTACTATTACGATGATTATGTTTCCCGCATGGTGTTGGACCCGTTGGTACTGGATGGAGTTTATTACGTTATCGTATGCAGCGACCCTGAGTTTAGAATCTGCGGAGGCATGTAGAGAGTTGATACGGTCGGAACGGTACCAGGCGGTTTACCCGGATTTATCAATTAAGAAGGACAAAGATCAGAAGTCCAACTATCAGGTTTTAAAAACCCTTGAGAAGAAACCCGGCTATCCAGCATCCACACGCCAAGGCGGCAGCAGGTTTAGTACATCCGTAGGAGGATCACTAACGGGCTTCCACGGCCATATTATTTTGGTGGATGATCCAATTAACCCTGAGCAAGCTGTCAGTCCTGTCCAATTAGAAACGGCCAACCGCTGGATGGACAGTACATTGCCTACCCGTAAGATTCATAAGAACAGCTCGCCTATGGTAATGATTATGCAGCGGCTTCATGAGAATGATCCTACAGGCCATCACTTGGATAAGAAAAAGGACCGTACCTCCCATATATGTCTGCCTGGTGAGATTAGAAACTATGAGGAGAAAGTTAGGCCAGCCCATCTAAAGGAAAAGTACGTGGACGACTTATTGGATCCTGAGCGTATGGGATGGGGTGCACTTGAGGATCTGGAAGCTGACTTAGGACAATACGGATATGCGGGGCAGGTAGGACAGAGCCCGACGCCCCCCGAAGGTGGTATGTTCAAAATTGACAAGTTGCAAGTAATAGATAAACGACCGCTGTCTGAGGATATTGAACAGATAGTACGGTACTGGGATAAGGCGGGTACGGAAAGTAAGACAGGGAGTAAAACAAAAGGCCCTGCATGGAGTGTAGGTGTTAAGATGGCCAAACTAAAATCAGGCAAATTTGTGATCCTAAATGTAGTACGTGGTAGGTGGAGCAGTGAGGTACGTGAAACCTACATTAAGCAGACAACCGAAATGGACGGCCGCAATGTAGTTGTAGGCATAGAGCAGGAGCCCGGATCTGGGGGTAAAGAAAGCGCAGAGTCCACTATCAAAAACCTAAGCGGATACAGGGTTGTGGCGGAGCGGCCAACGGGAGATAAAGTATATAGAGCGGATCCGTTTAGTGTACAAGTCAACTATGGTAACGTGATGATGATGCAGGCAGACTGGAATAGCGATTACTCAAAGGAACTAAAATATTTTCCATACAGTACATTCAAGGATCAGGTGGATGCCAGTTCCGGCGCGTTTAATCTCTTAAATAAACGTAAGAAGGCAAGTGTCTGGTAGGTATTGATGATATTTTGGTTCTGACGGTACCTGTTTTCTGGTGGTACTATAATACCAACTGGTGGGAGGTAGTTGATTAGATTGCCAAGATCAAAGCGAGAAATTTTTACTTTTTTGTTTTTATTGTATATTCAGGCTAACCCAAGTAGATTATGAAAAGAACAAACGGAACAGCACAATCGGAAGCCCCCACCAATTCCGACCCAATAGCTCGCCTTCAGGCGCTTACGGAACTTGCCACCAGACTCTCTCTTAGTGCCAGGGCAGGCTTTTCTCATAACAACGAAAGAGACCTTTATAAGACGTTAGGCTACCCGCAAAAGGTCACGCCAACTGATTTAATTAGCAGATGGAAACGCCAGGACATCGCCCGCGCCATTGTGGACCGTCCCGTCAAAACTACATGGAGGGGAGACGTTGGCATTAGTGAGAATACAGAAGAGGATATTACAGATTTAGAAAAAGCCTATACCTTCCTCGACAATAAGTTAGGTTTAAAAAGAATGTTTATGCGGGTTGACAGGCTGGCCCAACTTGGTCAGTATGCTGTTATCCTGCTTGGGTTTGACGACAGTGCTACAGAAACATGGGGACAGCCCGTAGAAAACGGAGAACGCGAGCTCAGGTACCTGCGTGTGGTTAGTGAAACGAATGCGGATATTAGTACGTGGGAAACGGATCCATCAAATGAACGTTACGGCTTGCCTAGGTTATACAAAATTAAGTTGAAGCATCCTGGGGAGACAGAAAAGACGAGTTCCTTGACAGTACATTATACTCGCATTATACACGTGGCGCCGGACCTGCTGGAAAATGAAGTGGAAGGTGAGCCCATACTAACCACAGCCTACAATCGTTTAATGGACTTGGAGAAACTGATTGGGGGTTCCGCGGAAATGTTTTGGAGAGGCGCACGCCCAGGTTACCAAGGAAAGGCGGATCCAGATTATAAAGTAGATGACGACGTTAAAGATAAGATGCAGGAGCAGATACAAGAATATGAGAATGACCTACGCCGCTTCATGATCATGGAAGGCGTGGACTTGGAAAGTTTGGCTCAGCAGATAGCTGACCCCAAAGGACATGTAGAAGTGCAGCTAAAAATGATTTCAGCATTAACAGGAATCCCGCTCAGGATATTATTAGGTAGCGAGCGGGGTAAACTTGCCAGCTCTTCTGATGATGATAATTGGAAATCATGGGTGCATGACAGGCGTTTAGAAATGGCAGAGCCTACTATTGTTCGTCCATTCATTGACCGTATGATTGAGGTAGGTGTGTTCCCTGAAGCCGAAGATGCGGATGTAGGGTATCAAGTGTCGTGGCCAGATCTTTTCACGTTAGGTGAGAAGGAGAAAGCCGAAGTAGGCCAGCAGAGAGCTAACTCAATTGCCAACTATGCTAAGGAACCTGCCGCCGAGCAAATGGTACCGTTAGAGCCCTTCCTTACGTATGTATTGCGTATGAATAAAGACGAAGTTACTCATATCCTTGAACAGAGGAAAAAGTACCTGAGCAATATTATGGAGGAGGAAGATGAACTCACAAGGACAGCAGAAGAATCTGCGACAGAACCAAACAACAATGAATAAGATGTACCATTATTTATTTAAACCATTCTTACAACCATTTTACGAACTATTTGAACACTTTGCTATGAAGATGTGGTTGGCTTTATTGTTTTTGGCAGCCTGGATCCAAGTGCCGACAGGCTTACAGGAGGTTGAAGTTGTAGGCATTGTATTTGCAGTCGTGCCCGTGGAATTACTCGTTGGATTGAATTTGTTAATTGCTGTTGACTTTATTTCAGGTGTCCTTAAGGCATCATTTGATCCCGCGGTACAGTTTAGGTTAAGGAAGTGGGTCCAAACGGCCTACAAGATTACAGCCTACAACGGTGCGGCCTTAACAGTGGCGGTGACGATGTCTATGTTTCCTGAGATATACACCTACGCCCAATACATTTTTTATGTGGTATTAAGCGGTAACGAATTGTGGAGCATACTAAGGAATTTAAGATTGACGTCATTGGCCTTTACGGTTATCCGTATTATGAGAGGTAAAACAGTAGAGGGTAGAAGCTGGGGAGATATTTTGAAGGAAGAAATGGCACGTACGGAAGCCGAAGAAATTGTAAATGAAAAAGATAAGTAATGACCGCAACCTGTAAACATATCGTAACTCATGAGCCTCGAAAGCAGGGCAAGACATTTGCCTTGTACGCCGCCCAGGACCCTACACGGACTGCTACATTGCGGGAACGGTATGCCCGTGCGATGCGTGTAAGATTCCGCGAGCTTCGAGGACAGATACGTGATGCGGTTATAGAAAAAGATGTGTTAGGCTTATCTGACAATTCCAGCCAAGTAAACATCCAAGTGAATGCGGACTCACACTTGCGACCACGGGCCTTTGATTTCCCACGTAACCGTGACAAAGTATCTGCATTCATGGAGTGGTTAAACAGGCAGGTAGATAGAGGAATCTTAGAAGTACGTGACAGACGTCGCATAGGTGCCGCCATTGACCAAACGTGGCAGAATGTTTTCATAGAGGATACGTATAAGCGTGGTGTTATCCGTGCCAATCACGAATTGCGGCAAAGAGCATTCCCAGACGTCACATCCTTAGAAGATAGAGGCGGTATTGCAGCTGTCATGGGCCAACCATTCCACGCGGATAGGTTAGGCGTATTATTCACTCGCACGTACAATGAATTGAAAGGAATTACAGACGCCATGGCCCAGCAGATAAGCCGTGTATTGACACAAGGCTTGGCAGATGGGGATGGCCCACGCTTACTTGGCCGCAAGTTAAATGCAGTCATAAAAGGAGGAGGGGGCGACTTAGGAATTACAGATGCCCTCGGGCGGTATATACCAGCGGAACGGCGAGCCCAAATACTGGCACGCACAGAAACCATACGAGCGCACCATCAAGGTATGATGCAGGAGTATAGGAATTGGGGGGTGGAAGGTGTTAATGTTCAGGCGGAGTTGCGAACGGCGGGTGATGGCAGAGTATGTGAACAGTGTGCAAGTTTAGAAGGCCAGGTGTTCACATTAGCAGAAGCCCAAAATCTGATACCGGTCCACCCCATGTGCCGCTGTATTGTACTGCCACATAGGCCAGGCGTAGATGAAGCGAAGGGGCTCAATTTTTAGAGCTGAATTAGTAGAGGAATAAGATGGAAACTGAAACCAAAAGAAATATAATTATCCATAGCCAATCCCAAGTGGACTATGAAGTAAGGCGAGAGCAGCGTAATAGCCGCGATTACATAGTCGTACCGGTTATCATGATGGTGGAAGGAGTACATAATGGAAGTGCAGGACCGATCCTCCATTTACAACAGAATTTCGCACGTAACCCACAAGATTGGAACGGTGTGCCATTAACAGTAGGCCACCCACAAAACAACCACGGCGACTATGTATCCGCCTTAGAAGTAAGCGATGATGAATGGGTAGTTGGCCATGTAGCGAACACCCATGTCGTATCAGGTAAATTGAGAGCAGAGGCTTGGATCGACGAGCGAAGAGCCATAGCCATTAACCCTGAGGTTGTCAACTACATTAATGAAGAGAAAAAACTTGAAGTATCCACAGGCTCCTCAACATACGATACTGTCCAAAACGGACAGTGGAACGGTGAGGAATACCATGCAATAACTGAACGATATGTACCCGATCACTTGGCGTTACTTCCAGGCGGTCAAGGCGCGTGTAGTTGGAGGGACGGCTGTGGCATTAGGAATAACCAAAAGGAGGAGCAAAATGAAATGAATGACTCACAAGAAATAAAGAACGACATCAAAAAAGGACTTGGCGTGCTTAACGGCCTTCAGGCAAATGAAACAGGTTTCGTAGAACTGTCTTCGCGGATACAAACTATGCTGGACCGCCGAGATAGCGATGCCCAATACCACTTTCTAAAGGAAGTGTATGATGATCATTTTGTCTATGAGGTTCGTGACCGCGACCAGGGTACCCAGAAATTTTACCGTCAGGAATACGCCTTTAATGAAGGCCAAAATGACATTGACTTGGAAGGCAACAGAGTGGAGGTTCGCAGGAATGTGGAATACCTCCCCATCCAGTCTAATGAGGACGGTGATAAAGAAACTTCTAATAACTGCGGCTGTGGAAATTCCATGACCCGCACGAAGTTTAATACTAACAATAAACAAACGGAGGATTCCGATATGGATGACCCAACAATTAAGCAAAAGCAACCTTCGGGCGACGTTATGGAGAAGGTGGTTTCATTGGTAAACAATGAGCGCACCCGCTTCACCAAGTCAGACCGCGTGTGGTTGTTACAACTAAATGAATCCCAGCTGGACTCTCTTGAGCCCGTTGAGGAGACCGAACCTGAGACTACTCGAGAGCAGGCATTGCAGGCTCTTTCCGAGGACCTTTCAGATACGGAGAAATTGCTCACTATCGTTTCTAACGATATTAAAGAGCAAGTGCAGAATGGTATTAGTGCCTATGAGGACCAACGTAATAAATTGGTCAAAGCTATCCAGGCAAATACCGGAGATATTTGGACCAAGGAGAAACTTGAGTCCATGGATACGGAGACCCTTCAATCGCTTGAAAAGTCAAGTCGCAAGACAGACTTCAGCGGCCAGGGTACACCGCCACAAAACAATAGCCAGGAAGGAAGTGACGATGAGATGTTACTGCCTGCCGGTGTTCAATTAGAATCGTAATAGGAGGAAGTTATAATGAGTGTCAAAACCATTAAACAGAAAAGTTACTCGGATATTACAAATGAATATGAGGCTGGTGGTGGAATAACTCCTGGTCATAATGTTCGTTTGAATGCGAGCGGAAACGTAATCGTCAACCCAACTGCGACAGGACCCGCCCCTGCCTTGTTCGCATTGGAAGACGAATTGCAAGGAAAAACTACTCGTGATGCTTATGTGTCAGGAGATAGAGTGCAGGTATGGGCTGTCCAATCTGGTGAGGAAGTTCTCGCCATTATTGATAGCGCCTTAGATCCTTCAATTGGAGACATCCTGGAACCATCTACGGATGGCGAACTCCAAGCACAATCAGCCGGCAACGGTCCTCTGTATGAGGTACTTGAAGCCAAGCAGATTGACGCGGATTCCAATCACCGCATCCTTGTGCGTAGAATTTAAACAATAAAACCAAACGGAGAAAACATTATGTTTGAGACAAAGATTGACATGGTCGGACCAAATGGAGGGCAAGGGCCACTGGCTCAAAACCTTACAGGGTCGGGCGGGCTCAATATCGGGGCCATGCGTCCTTATATTGGGAAAGATGGGAGCACTAAGGTAACAGTATACCAAGGTGGCAATCCCAAAAAGGCTTCCAGTTGGAAGACCTTACAGGTGAATGATAAAGGTACTCTACGAAGAGATGAGTGGAAGGCCTTGGATGAAGCTTTGATAGGTATTGCGGAGTCCCGTCTAACGGGTACCCAACACCTTATCAATTCCGGGCTGACTTATCAGCTTGGTAATGCAATGGGTACAACTGTCCTGGAATACCATAACGTAGGTGATGCTCTTGTAGCGGAACTGAGTATGGATGCAGTGACACGTACTAAAGGTGACAGACAAGAATTCGATTCCGTCTATCTGCCTATCCCAATAATCCACGTTGATTATTCAATTAATCAGCGAGCATTGGCAGCAAGCCGAAGCCTTGGCAACCCTCTTGACACCTCAATGGCGGAAAGAGCAGGACGTCGGGTGATGGAGAAGCAGGAAGAAATGCTCTTCACGAATACGGATTACAGTTACGGATCAGGAACTATTTATTCATTCCTGAACCATCCTAACCGTATTACAAGTGCAGACATTCTGGACTGGTCAGGTGCAGCCGTAACAGGCGCGGACATCGTAACTGATGTCTTGGAAATGAAACAGGCATCAATTGATGCTAAGTTTTATGGACCATGGACCCTGTTTGTTCCTACTAACTTCGAAACGAAGTTGGATGAGGATTATGCAGATGCCAAAGGTGACAATACCATCCGTGACAGGGTGCTTGCCATCAATGGAATCCAGGAAATCATAGTAGTAGACACGCTGCCAAACAGCAACGTGGTGCTTGTCCAGAAATCAAGTGATGTCATTCGTATTGTGCAAGGTCTTGCCTTACAGAATATCCAGTGGCAAACTGAAGGCGGTTTCGTCAATAAGTTCAAAGTAATTTCCATTCAGGTTCCTCAAATACGAGCGGACCAAGACGGGAATACCGGGCTTGTTCATTCGACCGTAGCCTCAACCTAAAAGTTGAGTTCATCGAACTGGGGCGACAGTGGGTTCTGTTTTGTCTGTATCTTACACGGCATACAGAGCCTGCTGTTATTTCCCCTTTATTTAAACGGAGGCATCATGGCTATACGAGTAACCACTGACGAAGTAAAAGAGATAATTGACACGGACCTTACGGATCCGCGTATTACTGCATTCATAACGGGTGCCAGCACGGTTATAGACACTAATTTAGCCGACCAGAATCTGGATGCTGCCGTCCTTAAAGAAATTGAAAGGTGGTTGTCCGCCCACTACATTGCCTTGGCTTTTGAACGCCAAGCAATTCATGAGAAAGCGGGACCTGCAGAACAAAGGTTCGCAGATGTATTTGGTATGTATTTGGAAGCCACGACATATGGTCAAACGGCTTCATCATTAGACCCGACAGGAATCCTGGCAGGCCTAAGAAAAAAGAAAATACAGTTTAAAGCAGTCAGTGAAGAATGAGCATAAAACGATTCATAAAAAAGGTATGTGTACAGACCATCGTCTATTGGGAGTTTGATGGGGTGGATGGATTCCATACGCCACAGTTTTTAGACGCTGTAGAGCTAAAAGTGCGTTGGGATGAAAAAGCGGAAGTGATTACGGACAGAGACGGCAAAGAATATGTAAGTAACGCCCAACTGTTAACACCGCAGGATTTGGTAGAGCAAAGTTACGTCTACCTGGGCACGTTGGCGGATTTACCGGCCAGCCCGAATCCACTTGAAACGGAAGGGGCTTTTGAAATTGTAAATATGGAACGTTACCCCACATTCCGTTCACAGACATTTGACGTATTTATTGCATTCTTATAATTCTAACCAAATACAGAACCATGAAAAAACAACTAACACTTCTCCTCATGTTCTTGCTTTTACCCTTGGCGGCTTTCGCCCAGGTAGATGTAGTGGCACAAAACTCTGGGTACTATGAAGTATACCGTGATTCAGCGGGCATAGAACCTATTAAAATTTCACAGCATACCACGGATCAAAACCATAACTATTATGCCTAATATTAATTTAACCAAAGACTCCCAGTCTGGGATGTTCGTAGTATTTGTTAATGGGGAAGAAGTTTCATCCCATTCTGAAGAGAAAGAAGCTGTCGAGAACGCAGTGAACGCAAAGTTCGATAACCCCAATGCAGAAGTTTATTACCAAATAGACTCAAAGATAAAGGTAGATGTGTCTGGGGTTTCTGCTCCGCAACCAGAGCCTGAGTCTGATGTAGCCGTAGAAAGCATTCAGTTAGTTGGGCAAGACTTTGTTGAAGGGGATGACATCACGGTTCAGATGGTTGTCCAGAACATTGGAGAAACAGACCTTGGTTCGTTCTCTTACACACTGAGGCTTGGGACAGACCTACAAATTGAGGGGTCTATAGATTCATTAGTTGTCGGGGATCAAGTCGTCTTAGAACACACGTTTCTATCAGTACCTGCTGGGGAACACGTTGTTGAAGGGATAGCCGATAGTAACAATTCTATTGCGGAACCGATCACAACTAACAACAAAAAGGCTATTATGCTCACCGTAGCGGAAGCCTGTTATGGCAACTTGCTGCCGATTGGGTTAAATGCTGGGAATACGGGGGTAATGTTTGTTACCCTGCAGGACGAGAGGATATTGAATTGTTCGAGGCCTTTAAACTACACTCCGAAAGTATGTAAGCCCTAACTTATGAGTAGTCTAAATGTAGACAAAACAGATGCGTTGTATACAGACCTTGTTGTCTTCATTCCAGGAGATGAGACTTCAGGGTCTGTTCTTGAAGATATATCTGAATCAGGTAACCAACACAATGCAACCCTCGGGTCTACAGGGACTACATTCACAACTTTAAACGGTAAGAACTCTATTCAGGTAGTTGGAGACGATACT